GGAGAACTCCTCAATACTCGCTCTAAGAAGGAGTTGTACGTCGGGAGTGGTATTGTCTGCCTCATCAATGATGATGACTTTATGTTTTGCCTCAGAAGAGAAAGAGACTGTAGACGCGAAGTTCTTGGCGTTATTCCTAACAGTGTCGAGAAACCTCCCTTCATCTGATCCATTAATGACATAAACATCTACCCCCAATTGATTACACAACGCCTTTGCTACTGTGGTCTTACCACATCCTGCTGGTCCTGCAAGGAGTAAGTTCGGAACTTCACCCTTACTTAAAAAATCTAAGAAGGTTTTTTTAATACCTTCTGGTAAAATACAATCCTCAATTGTTTTGGGTCTGTATTTTTCAACCCACAAAAATTCATCATTCATTGTTTAGTGGTATTGCTACGTGTCCTGTTTATTATAGTAATAAATTTATCACCAGCAAACGTTCCTGCTAAACATACATCAATCTCATCTCCATCTTTCCAATTCATCTCACCATTCATTTTAGTGTGTTGCATTGCAACTTGAATGTCATCAATTACTTTCTGTGTTATTAACATTACTTACTTGCCCTCCAAGCAACATAACAAATGAACCATACCCCTAATAAGATTGCAAAAGGAATGGGAAAGAATGGTACTATTGTAAATGCATGAATCAATTGCACAATAACAATACCAAAGAAAATCCACATAATCCACATTCCTAATTTATTATGGAATGAACCTTTCTTATAATATTGTGGACCAGAAGGAATAAAATCTTCATCTTCTGGATTCTTATGCCAAGGAGTAGGATTTTTTAGATCAAACCAATGTTTCATAATGGTGGATACTCTGATTTAATTTGTTCATCTGTTTTCTCAACCTTAAACTCTTCCATCAATCGCTGAACTTGTTTTTTATCAAGTCCAGCAAGATACTCGCAATTTGATAAGCAAAGATAAATACACTCTCTATCTGAAATAGGTGGTCTCTCACTCCACCTATCAGCTTCTACTTCACTCATAAGTAGAATCAGGCTCTAAAGCAATATAATACTTAAGATCACAATCCTTATTAGTAAATTTAGATAGAAGTTTCTGAGATACAACTACCTCATATGTTCCAGGGAGAATTTTAATATTTTCAATCTTGAAGTTAAAGGTGAAGTTCTTATCTGTTTCACCTACTGTAGAAGAGAAACTATTAGATGTATCATTCTTCTTATCCCTTACTACTAGATTAACTGCACCTGCCTCACCAACAGCGCATAAATCTGGTAATTGATATACTGCTGCTGCCTTAAGAAGTTTATCTAACTGTTGAGTGCTCAACTCAAACTTAACATCATCAGTAGGAATAGTAATTTCCTTATCAGGTGGGGTAACAATTACATTAGGATCAGCAAAGAAATACTTCGTCCTCATCTTACCTTCTCTAATCACCACATGACCATCATTACTAAAATCTAAATCAGGTTGATGATGAAGTCCCAATCCATTAAGGAATTGGTTAAGATCATAAATTCCAAAATCTTTAGGCAACTCTTCTGTGATAGTTGCTTCAGCAAGAATGTTTTTCATTACTGAAATAGTTCTCAACTTATTCCCTTGCTTAAACAGAATAGACTGATTAATAGTAGAAAAGTTTTTGAGAAGTGAAAGTGTTGATTCAGAAAGTTTCATAACCACGGGTCGGAGTTTCATTTGTGTGCCCACTAAAATAATAAAGTAGGAGCGAATAATGCATTGCTTTTAATAAATCACGTTTTGCTTGACCTTTTTTATCATATCTACTCAAATACTTGATTGCATTAGATCTACAAAATGCTTCTGCATCTCCTACTGATTCAATGAGATCAAGTGTTTGAACATTATTATGTTTAGAAGTATAATGGCCACCATAAGTAGTAGAAATATAATTCTGAAGTGCCTTAATAGACTTATCTTCCTCATATTTTCTAATGTCTGGTTTCTCTATTGATGGGATATTAATATTAAGAGTATCACATCCTAATCCTTCACCACTAATAGCAGAATAGCAATCAGCACTCAAAGTATCTCCCAGATGAACATAATTACTAGTATCAATACCAACATTGAAATCTGCTAAATCAAAATCAACAAACCCTGCTGATTCAAAATCAACAAACCCTGCTGATTCTGTAGAACCTGTACTGATAACTATAGTATCATCAGGTTTATTATTTTTTATTGGAAAAGTTTCATTCATAGTTCCGTTCAATTCTTCATAAAGTAAGCTCCATGCATTAACCATACCACTATTCCTCCACTTTGTCAATGTCTACGTCAGCATCTACCTTATCATATAACTCTAAGAATGCTTGCTTTGTTTCATCATCAAATCTATTAATACATACCTTAATTGCTTTCAACTTATCACCAAAAATACTATAAGCACGAATGATATGAACCAATCTTCTGGTTGAGATTATCTCATCTATACCACCATCATAGAATGTTCTTCTAATAATATCTGCCCAGTCTACAAGATGCTTAATATATCCATCATCATGCTTACCAACACTAGCAGAATGTAATCTAAGAATCTTAGTCTCTATTGATGGGGATGGATAGTCCTGCTCAAAGGTTACACAGAATCTTTCGAGGAAGGCTTCGTTGAGCACATTTGTACCAATGAATCGTCCGTCGTCACTACCTTTACCTTTAGTGTTGGCGGTGGCAATAACGTTGAATCCTCCTGCAGGTACAACATATCTCCCGATCTTTTTAAGGAATATGCCTTTTCCTTCGAGGACGGGTTGGAGACAAAGAATTTTATTACTGGCAAGGTCGAGTTCATCAAGTAACAAGACAGCTCCTCGTTCGAGAGCCTCGATGACTGGGCCATTGTGCCAGACGGTGCTCCCATTAATAAGACGGAAACCGCCAATAAGATCGTCTTCATCTGTTTCTATTGTGACGTTTACACGAATAATTTCTCTACCTAACTGAGCACATGCTTGCTCTACACCAAATGTTTTACCATTACCAGACAATCCAGTAATAAATGTAGGGTAGAATTGTTTAGATTTAATAATGCTCTTTACATCATTAAAGGGACCAAACTTAACAAAGGTCTCATCTTTATCAGGAACTAAATTTTGTTGTACTTCAGGTTCCACGGCAGGAGCACTAAAAGACTTTTCAATGTTTGCTACTGCTTTAGTAGTAACTTCAAGATTCCACTTGCCTCTACCAACTTTAAATTTTTCTATCTTCTTAGTGACGGTTTGATAAGCAATATCATTAGCAGCACAGAATCCACGAACATCAGGAGCAGTGAACTCTTTGCCATAGTTGCTTCTCAACCCATCAATGATTTGGTTTTCAGTCATCTTAATCTCAAATGGCATGATGTGTTTGTTTCAATAATCATATTATATACGAAAAAGGAGGCTTTTAAACCTCCCAATAGACAGTTTGTTAAATGTCACAAGGAGCTTTATCTTCATACTCATCTTGCTTCTTAAAAAACTCTCCCATACTAGATTGACAATCAGGAGGTTCAGGTTCTTTATACCCTTTCATCTTCTTCCACTTATTATGTAATGCACCCATCATCCAAGACTGAGAAAGACTCTTAGGTCCATTATCAAGAAGATCTAACTCATACCTGCTGGAGGTATAACCCTTATATTCTTCTCTCCAATTGGAGTCATCATATGGCTTATTTGTCATTTTTCGTAAGTAAAGGTTTTCTTTTTAATTTTAGTATCACCATCTGTTGAGGCTCTACCTGGTCTCATTTTTCCTACACCAGCTCTTTTAACATTCACCTGTTTTGTTTTTGTCTTTTGTTTTTTTCCTAATCCACCTTTGCTTGTTGCTGTTAGTGTACCAGTTTTTTTGGTTTGTGTCAATACAGCATCCTGATTATACTTCTTACCTAATGCTTTAATATCTTTCTTAAATCTTCTTTTACTCTTTTTACCTGAGGTAACAACGTGACTACGCTCTTTAACCTTAGTTACTTTACCAGTCTTCTTGTCTTTCTCATCCCATCTTCCAGTTACCTTAGTAGCACCTGGTAGACCCTTACCACGTATATCTTTATCTAACTGCTTTGCTCTTGCTTTATTTTCTTTCTTAGACTTGCCGTCACGACTTCCAGAGATGATTGCCATCCCTCCTTTATCTGACTTGGATTTGATTCTACTCAGACTGCTTTCATCTAGTTGAGAGCAGAACTCTTGAAATGTCTTCATATCCTTCTCGAGGTTACGAAATATTTATACATATCATCTAATTTGAGTAGGATGTGCTTGTATGCTTCTACTATATTCCCCTCATCTTTTCTAAACAAATCTTTATCAAACTTTTCTTTTGTTCCCTTTTTCCATAGTCGCATATTGTCAGGTGATAATTCATCAGCCAAGAGTAAATTGCCGTTGCTATCATAACCAAATTCCAATTTAAAATCTACTAAATCCATATCCATACCATCAAATATCTTTAAAAGTATTTCATTTACTTTAAGACCTTGACGACGTAACTCTGAATAGAGTATTTCAGTATACCCCATCTTTTCCATTCTTTCAAACGAAAGAAATGGATCATCTTTCTCATCATCCTTAAGATAAAACTCAACCAACGGAGGAGAAAGAATTATCCCCTCATTAATATAAGTTTGTCTACAAAGAGAACCAGCAGCAATGTTCCTGACTATAACTTCCACTGGAATGATATTTAACTTCTTACAAAGCAACTCATTCTCACGAGGCATGTCTATGTAATGCGTAGGAAC